GCCAGGGGGGCCTGCTGCGTTGATTTATTTCCGCGCGATGAATTGCACGAGCGACAAAGAACTTGGATGTTGCCCAACTCATTCAATCCTCCTTGCGACAAGGGGATGATGTGGTCTGCGGTCAGATTATTAGTCTTTCTGCAAATCCTGCAAAAAGGTTGCAAAGTTCTTGCAAGCTTTGACAATTGTTGCCATTTGAAATCATAACCGCGCTCTTTGCGACTAGGTCTGCGAGCCTCACGCTTTCGTCTGCATTCTAGACATAAGTGAGAATTGCGCACTATTGTTCCGCATTGCGCGCAAGGTCTAGGAAGTAATGCCATCGTGCTTCACCAAATATTCTATCGCCATCGCAAGGCGGGTGGGGGAGTCCTTAAAGAATCCAAGACCCTTGTTGCAATATGAGCAAACAATTCCTCTGACAATTAAGGTGTCGTGATTGTGGTCAATGATTAACTTATCGTTGCTCTCATCAGCACTGATGCCACAAATTGCACAAGAGTTATTCTGTTGCTTTAAGAGTTCGTCATAATGTTGCTTTGCTTCTCGAACAAACTTTCTATGAATCTGCCTGCAATGTTTGCAGATATTGTGGCGTTTGTTTGTTGCTTTGTTTGTGAAGCGAAACTCTGTTATCGGATATTCAGTTCCACATTTGCGACAAACGCGAGATTCATTCGGCTTCCTCGTCATCATCTTCATCATCCGTCCCGAAGCCGGCAAGACGATCCTCGGTTGGAAGAGATAGATAGCATTGCAGCGTTGCATTGACTGCTCTATTTAATAACGACTCGATAGCATCAAAAGAAAGATTCTGGTCTGTCGTCATCTCTGACTCAACATCGCCGATGCTTATTGTGATGCTTAACATGGCTGAAGCTCCAAGCGCATATCAAGTAAATCATCTATGAATTCGTCAACAATATCGCGTTGGCGTTGAGTATAATGAGGAAGGTTGCGTGCCTTAGTTGCATGACTAAGGGCTTCATCTATTTCGTTGATAGATTGTTCCGAGATAGGGAACTCTGATAACGAAAGTGTAGCAGAGAACTTTGACAACATTCTAGGCATTTTGTTGCCTCGCTTTCATTATGGCCTGAAGATCAAAAGTGGAACCCCGCTTTTCAATATCAAACTTTTTTACTAAACGATAGACCTCGCGCTGAGTCATCTGAAGCCACGCGGCAATAGCCTCGACATCTAAGAAAAACCTTCGATTTGGATTGCTCATTGCTAGTGCCACCAATCTCAAGACCGACCAACTTTGTTTGCATCCAAAGCAACTGACATCTTGTGACATTTGTTCGACATCAATGACAACAAAGCGATTGCAGTCATCAGTCGGACAAGGAATCCTTCTTGCCTGTTCTTTGAACTTTTTGGCGGCTGCACGACCCCTAGCGTGTAGCCCCCAAACTTCCCCTGCAAAGTCTATCGCCCAAGGCTGAATCAATGTCCAAGAAAGGTGGGCGATGTGAAACTCACAGGTTGCCAAGACCTCAAGGTCTGTCGTCGCCTCCCGCTTTACCAGCGCAGGCGGGGTTAGTTGCCTATCGCGCCTGATAATCCCTTCCCATCCATGAAGGATGGCGAGAAGGTCAGTTGCCATTGAAAAGTCCAAGGCATTGACATTGATACCGATAGAGCGTTCGGCGCTGACCGCGCCACTGCCGGTGCGTGATGGCTCAAGGTAAAAGCCTGCCTCGAACTGCAACTGTGGCAACTCCTTCAAGATTGCTCTCAATCGGCCAAAGCAGCTTCGACATGCAGCCTCAACTTCAGATTTACAAACCAAGCATTGCATCAGAAAGGCCTTTCCACATATCCTTGGGTCGCCCAATAATTAGGCGGCTCGAATTGGAAGAGCCTAGATGAGGAGCAAACATGCTCCCCAAGAATGACCGAATCAGGCCTCTTTCCAAACTTAATTCGAGGCAAGCTCCTTTCAACTGCCTCAAAGGAAACTCTCGTCTTATGGCATTCAAAGCTCATCCCTTGATTAATCCTTTTGACAATTTCTTCCTCGATAGTCAAAACAGGGGTGTCGAGCTTCTTTTCAAAGCCTGCCCAAGAGATTCCGTGCCAAACTAAGGCTCCGCATTTTCTACAATTTATAGGTTTGAAATCTGAAGAAATCACTGCTCTTCCTCCGATGCACCGAACCGAACCTGACCCCCTCTAAAGAGGGGGGTCAGAGAATCGGTTTTACGGTGCTGATGCCAAGTTTTGCAGGTTCGGTTAGGTTCGGTTAGGTTCGGTTGGCTAAACATCGGACTCCGGCTTCCAAGGCTTGACATCGTTAGCAAAGAAACTCGCCCTGTGGCTATATAAGCTCTTTTGGCCAATATGGCGCACCTCGATTAGCCCTCGCGCCACTAGCCCTTCCAAGGCCATCTTCAGGCTTTCTCCGCCCATTCCATTGCCTTCATCTCGAAGCCTTCGCTTAATCTCATTCAAATTCATCTCGTAGCCATGCTCCTCCAAGAATTTTGAAACTTGCTCCATTCTCTCCTCTGCCGATGAAATGGCGATGGCCCCGCCTGAGATGCTGACCTTGAGGCCCCCATCAGGCAGGCTCTTGAGGTTGGCAACGCCGACAGTCTTGGCATCGGGGCAGATGGCGCGGACAAAGCCAGGGCGATCCTTTGTGCAAGTTATATCTAAGGCCCCGTCAATGCCTCTGCCGAATGGCATCGCAACGGACACAGCAAAGGCCGCGCCATCAATGTCTGCTCTCTTGGCTTGAGCGCCAATGGCGTAATTGCCTCGGTTGTCCTTTGATTTAGTCACATGGTCGATGGTTAGAATGCCAGCGCCACCGACACGCAAAGGCTTCAAGATAGTCTGCGAAAAGGCAGTTGCATCCTTATTCTTCTCCAAATCTAGCCCCATCAGATTCATCGCAGCATTGACCCCATCAACGACAATCAGGCTTGGCAGATACGCCATGATTTCTGTCCTCATCAATTCCCCAACGCCTATCTCAAGGCGGGAATCAGGGCTTGCATAGCGAAAGAGCTTAAAACTATCGGCAGGCACTCTCATTGCCTTGAGCCTGTTCAAGATGCCCCTGGCCGAATCCTCAAAATCTAAGTAAAAGACGATATTGCCCTTGGCAAGCTCTTGCCTTATTGCTTCCAATGCGAGCCAAGTTTTACCGCTTTCGGATTCGCCAAAGATAGCGTTAATCTTGCCTGCATATAAGAGGCAGTTGCCATCTTCCCTGCGAAGCATTGAGGGGGCAGGCTCATCCTCTAATTCAATCTCAATGATTTGCTTTGGAATCCAAGAGCTTTCAATAATCTCGCCCTGCTCATCATGGAGCTGAACGAGAGAAGGAGAATGGATTTCGAGAGTCTGCAATTCTTTCCTTGCCTCGCCATAGCCTTGCTCACGCAGAGCCTTGGCAGAGGCCGAAAAGTTGCCTTGATGCTCGACTATTGTAAAAACTGCGAACTTGGAATAAGAGCGTTCGGATTCAAATTGCGTTGAAGTGCTGAAGCAGAAGAATTTGTCATTGCCGGCATGATTAGTCGTTGCGCTAATACCTTCCGACTTGCCAGGCCTTCTCCAAGATGTCACGCCTGCCTTGTTTGTATAAACCTTGCCCCATCCAAGAGGCTCAAGTATCTGCTCCCAAGAAACTTTGGCGTTGTAATCATCGCCAGGAGTCAAATTGACACCTTTTGGCGCAAGTTCTTCGGTCACGAACTCCATCTTTGGGACAGAATCAAAAGTTTCAAATAATTTATGGAGCTGCTCACGCTCGGCAACTGTCAATGTCGGAATGCTATTTGCCCCGCCAACAATCATCTTCCAAGCGCCACCTGATGGATGGCAAGAGCCTGCCGATGGCGCGACAATGACAAAGCCGCCTTCGCCTCTCGTTTCAGCAAGGACATCAATGTTGCCATTCTCTCCTGGCCTTCTTGCAAGTTTTGTATTTCCAGGAACTTCCCCGTCAATGCGATAGAGCCAATGTATTCCGCCTGATGGGGTCATCTCCACATACCCGTTATTTATTCGATCCCAAACATCGGCAAGGCCAGCATTCTTGGCCATCTCTTTTAAGTCAAGGTGCATCTTGTCGGCAACTGCCCTGCCTTCTAGTTCTAACATCTCAAGGTTGCCTGATACTTTTCCACAGATGACACCGACACCTTCGGCGTTTGCAAACCAACGCATAAGTTCTTCCGTTGTCGGCCTGCGCTCTTGATATTGCTTCCAAGAATCAAGTCCTGGCCTCTTTGAGCCATCAGTTGCAACCGGCACAACCGAAATGCCTTGGTTAGCAAACTCTAAGGCTCGCAGCAAGATGTCAGATTTCATTTCTTCTCCCCCGTCATAGTCATTCGGCTTCGACTAACTCAAATAAAGTCAGCAAATTTCTATTCAATTCGATGCGCCAAAGATTTATGTTGTCAGATGCCCTGAAGCCGACATGATTCATCTTGCCTTTCTCCCAAACGCCATAATTGACAAAGCCGAGAGCCTTCCAAAACTTATTTGATTCAAGGTCAATGCGACATCGCAAAGTTGCCCCGCTTCTTTGAAAAGTTTCACAAAAATCTCTCACCACTGCAATCAAGGCGCTTCCATAATCTAAACGCCTTGCATCATCACGAACGGCAATCTGTTGGATTTTGACATAAGAATTTGAGCCTTTGCCTGGAGTTATCAAAATGTAGCCGACAGGGTCAGTGTTCTTCTCACAGATGAAGACAACAAAGTTTCGTTCTCCGCCAAAGACATATTTATCCCAAATGGTGCGCTGGATGAAGCCTACGGCTGCCGAATTTTCCTTTTGTAGCTTATCAATGAAGGCAATGTCAATCTCACGGGCATTGCGAACCACTAGGTCATCTTTTTGATATAGGACATTCAAAAGACCTGTGGCGCAGTCAAACTTGCCTAGTTGCACAAAACCCCCTAACGAATCGAGTGCAGTGGCAGGAATCGAACCTGCCGATGAATAACCCCGTCATTGCATCTCCTAGTTTTCTTTAGGGTATGACTCTTGTTTATATTTAAGAGCTGCTTGCATCATTTTTTTATCCCGTCGATCAGCGACGATAAAAATATAACGATGCTTGGCACTCCTTTTGCGATGAATAACACGATTCCCATAGATTTGTTTAAGCTCGGCCCAAGTTCCCATGTTTGTAATTGCTTTAGAGTGCAAATGTTCCAACCCTTCTATTGCTACTTCAATTCTTTCTTTCGAGGCCCCTGTATAAATCCAATTAGTTGCTTGATAAATTATTCCAATGTGATTTTGATCAGTATCGGCGTAGGAAACAATAAAACTTGGCTTCGGCAATAACTTTAGAGATCGCCCCACAAGAATTGATGCTTCATTTTTTCGATTATATCGAAGAGCTATCCGATTTAGTTCCAAAACTTTATCTTTCCAAAGGTTGCCTGCAATACCTTTGCAAAGAGAAGGGCTCGCTGGCATCCCATAAGTGCAAACTCCAACTAAATCATCGTCAAAGAACAAGCCAAAAGCAAATGATATTGGCGGAACTCGTTTAGCGTAATGGATATTCAGTAGATAATGGAATGTCTCCGGTTTTAGGATGCTTTCCACTCGATAACGAGTCATCGCGCTTGAAGAAAAAGAAGCAGTCGAGGCAAATTCCTCCTTGGAGTCGTCTACGCTTGGCTCCGCACTTTTTGCAAAATTGAAACTTAAATGCCATGAATCTGACACTACATGATTCCTGGGGTTAGGCAAGGTAATCCCTCCTGTCATTTTGAAATTTTGTGCAGTGGCAGGAATCGAACCTGCCGATGAATGACCCCGTATCTCATCGCTCCCAAGCCCTGCGGTAGTTATCGGCGGAAAGGTGCGCCGATAACCGCATGATGCAAGGCGATGACGGAAGAAAATCGCCTTGCTTTCACAATCAAATTGGCTTTGCTCCCAATTGCGCGAGCAAAGCTGCAACTTCAGGCGTTAAGCCTACTGTTGGATTTGCAACAGATGCCACAGGCGCAGGCGCAGGCGTTGGCGCAGGCGCAGCCGTTAACAAATAGTTATTCGCTTTCATCAATGCTTGAGGATCACTCGTTGCATCTAGCAGAATCCACGGCGCGCTCTTGCCAGGCTTGGCAGGGCCTTGGCCTATACGCGCAAGGATTTTTTCATTGATTTTTGTCTTTAGCGCATTGCGCAGAGCGACATTGAACCAAAGCAGAGAGTTATGCTCTGTGCTTGTATCAAGGTCATAGACATTGACTTCGACTGCCTCGGCGATGCCATGGACAGTTTGAATCCCTGTCTTGTATTCAATAGGCGTGATAATGAGCAAGTGATTGGCAAGGTCTGCCACTTTCACTGACTCACTTTGATTTCCTGGTGATGCGAAGGTCATTCCCCCGTCTCCTTTTCTTTTGGTTTGTTTGCTTCGTTCTCTTCATTGTTTTTTGCTATGTCATTGATTGTCATCTCAATATCATTCTCATCAGCTTCTTCGGTTGTTTCAATCCAACAATAGCCGACAGAGCCACCGCGCATTCCAATCAGCCAAGCGACAGAATTGAGGATTCTTGCTTCCCAATGCTTCATTGGGCTAATTACGAGGCGCGGTCTCACCGTAGCATCCTTTCGACAAATCTTTTGAAAAAGGCAAAAAGTAAGGGCAATAATTGCAGAGCCGATTTGGGACTGCTGGAATCATCTCCCACATTGTTGGATTGGCTTCAACATCAATTTGCGTCAATAGCGCGTGGATGTTATCCATTCGCTCTAAACCTTTCAGAGCCACTGATTCGTCATAATCATAAAGCTCAATGTGCATCTCATCTATGCCACCACTTGTCGGCAGATAAACAAGAGCGACTTGATTGACAGTTGCCCCTGTCTGCGCCATTCCATAGCCATAAAGTTGAATCTGTGTGAAGTATTGAGGGTTTTTGCCCTCCTTGCGTTTGCGATCCATTTGATTCGGACTTGTGGTCTTCCAGTCAATAACGATGCCACGCACGCTGTCATAAAGGTCAACGGTGCCGTTAAGATTGCCACGGATATTGACTCGCTTCTCGACTTCATAGCCTTCAATTCTTGCAAAGACATCTGCAAGATATTTGTGAATTGCGCTGCCAACTTGTGCGCTCCAATTAGAGGAACCGCCTTCATTGGTCTTCTCCCAATCAAGGAGTTTGTAAGCAAGTCGCCTAGTGCAGTCGTGGCCGACCTCTGATGGGCCGATGACAACTTGCTTGGCTCTTGGAGTCCAAATTCCTGCCTGCGTAATAATCTCGGACAAGCCTTGTCCAAGAGATTTCGCCGGCGATATTGGGGAAACTAAAGACATCAATCTTCCTCTTCTTCATCATCATAGTCAGGAATGATTGGCACGATTGGCTCAATCGGATTTATGTAAGGAATGCTCATTGTTCCTCTTGATTTACAAGAGTGAATCTGCGATGAGTGCTTTGAACATTCAACAAATCAAGCACCTGTGGTGGTAAGATTTCCTTTGCGCGCTTGACATCAAATCTTGAAGATGTCACGCTTGAAAATCTTACAACTTGTTGGCCTTTGTAAAGACCAACTTCATTGTCACCAAGAGCTGATTCAATATGGGATCGGGCGACATCGCCGACCTCTTCCCATTCTTTTATTTTTGCAAGGGCGTGGCGATATTGTTCGAGCCACATTGCGATATTCTCGTCAAAGTCCACCACGCCCTTTTCTATTTCAGTTGACACGACCCCGCCTTTTTTTAGTAATAATTTCTTGCTTTGAAAAACGCCCACGCATTGCACGGCGTTAAATGCCGGCGATGAATATAGGCGAGCGTTGCCACTAGTTGTGGCACCGATGCCTCAGAATGCTTCATTCCAAGGTTGCGATAGGTGGCATCGAGCAGTTGTCCGATACCTCGGGCGGATGATGTGGGATTGGCCGCATCGGATTTCCACGCCGACTCCTTGCCGAGCAATTTCGCCAGGCAGGAATACTCTTTCTTTGTCAGCAATTTCTTTGCCAATTGCTTGGCATCGACCTGCTTCAAGATAGGTCTTTCTTTGTAAACAATTGATGCAGGAATTGCAGGTTGTGGTGCAAATGCCGCATTCACCAACATTGAAGTCATTGCGCTGACTCCGATGATGATGATGATTCCCCTGAAGGTTTTTCTGCGTTGAGTAATTGGGATTCTCCTTCTAATTTCGCAGCTCGCTTGAGAACCTGCGTGACATAAGCCACTTCGATTTTCATAGTCGTTGCGATTTCTTTGGGTGTTCGCCCAAAAGAATGCAAGGATCGGATTGCATCAGCGCGATTGACTCGCCCTGTTCTGCGATTCTTAAATCCTTGCCCAAAGCCTCGCTGAGCAGGCGTGGTGCCTGCCCATATTCCGTGAGGGATTTGTTCTTTGAGCGCGTAGTCCAAGCACTCCTTTCTTTCAGGACAACCGGCGCAAATAGTGCGCGCGATTGGAAGGCACTTTGCCTCTTGTTCTTTCGATTCAGGAAAAAATAAGTTTGGATTGATGATGTCCTTGCAACTTGCTTGAGGAAGCAAGGGAAGGGCAGGATAGAATTGTTGGAGAGCATTCACTGCCTCTCCCCTAGCCAAGATTCAAGGTCTTGAATTACAAAAGCTCTTTCAATGGAAGCATTCCTTCTCTTGACAATGACGAAGGCGGGAGGAATCTGCTCAAGCCCTCTTGCCTTGGCAAAGTTCTTGGCTTCAATCACGGCTTCATCCCAAAAAGCAGGCAAGGAGATGGCTTTTCTATTCTTTAACTCTAAAACATAGGATTTGCCGGCAATGAAGGCGACAATGTCGCCCTCATCATTCTTTCCGCTTAATCGAAGGCGCTCGGCGACAACATTCTTAGAGCGAAGCCATTTCAAAACGCCTATCTCAAAGGCTGCGCCTTTTCGCCCGCTTGGATTTGCCATAACTAAGGGAGAACCTTTCTCAACCTCTTTTGCTTGGCTTCCCAAGCTTGGGCCTGCCTTATGCCCTCCTCAAGAGGATCATCTTGCAGGGCTAGAATGGCCCACAGAAGGCCTAAAATAGCCAAAACGGCCCCAAAAATCAAAAATTCCATCTGATTCCCTTCTTTGCTTGGGATAACTATGAGGCCGAAGGGGCTCAATTTAGGCGTGGCGCGCCCAAGGCGCAAGGGGCAAGCGCATGGGCAAATGCATGGATATAGGCTATCGTTGAGCCTAGAAGCCAAGGCGGAGGGCCGAGGCTCTAAACGGAAGGCAAGAAATGCAAAAGAATAAAATGATTGGATTCAAAACTTTGCTAAATAATCAAGAAGTCAGCTTCTATGCAAAGCCTGAGCACGGCGCATTTTATGAAGTTGGATTCAATGGAGAAATCGGATCATTACATTGCCCTATGAATGCAGATGGCACTCCTGATATTGAGAATATCGGTGAGATTGAAGTTGCTTGGGGTGATTGCTAATGAGCGCCAAAACTTATGAAGGTTGGAAGAATTACGAAACTTGGAATGTGGCGCTTTGGATCAATAATGATTTCCCTCTTTACACTTCTGCGACTAAATTTATGAAATCCTATAAGGGTAGAGCGCCTTATTCTGATTGGATTTGGCACGCGGGCCTTCAGAACGCCGAAACGGCAGATGAAATTAAATGGGTAAGCAAGAAGCTATCTTTAACCGAATTGAATGAAATGATGAGGGAGCTTGCCAATGGTTAGCCAAATCATCTGCCCTTTTTGTGGCAAAGAAATGGAAGTAAGAAGTGGCTTTGCCTATCAAAGCCTCTTTAAGCACATTAACGTAAATCATAAGGAAAGGATTGTCAAATGAATCTAACAAATGAGGATTTCATGCACTTGCACAATACTTCAATGGAATGGGGAAATCATTGGAAGAAGCAAGCCGAGCGTTTTGAGCCAACTGTCACAAATTTTCAATGGCGATGGGCTTATTGGTTTGACAGTTATCCCGCCCTTTTGCTTGCAAGGGAATTTATCGAGCAAGATTATTGGGCCTGCGAAATTTTTTGGGATATGGGCTCAGAGCAATGGATGTTTTTGACCAATTACGAATCTTATGAAAGCAAAGGAGATGAAGATGAAGAAGAATCGCTCTGTCAGGATTGCCGAGCAACTGTGGCGCAAGGCGCAGGCAAAGGCAAAGGCAGAAGGTAAAACCGCTTCTGAGGTCATCGTTGATTTCTTAAAGGAGTATGTCAAATGACAACCGCCGAGATTGCCACCGCCTTTGCCAAGCGCGGATGGTTCGTTCTGCCTTGCTATCCGCAAGCCAAAGTTCCATTCTTTCCGATAGCAAAGCAAGGCTATAAGTCAGCCTCAAATAAGCCTGCCACAGTTAAGAAGTGGTTTGAGAAATCGCCCTTGCTAAACATTGGCATTGCTTGTGCGCCATCAAATCTTGTGGTTTTTGATATTGACTACCGCAATGGCGGAACAACCGATGGCTTAAATCTTGACACCTTCACAGTTGCAACGGGCGATGGCTTGCATCTCTATTACAAAGCTCCGCTTGGCGCGACTTTTCCTGGAAAACTGCGCGATGGCGTTGATATTAAGTTCAATGGATATGTAGTCAGCGCAGGATCAATGCACGAAAACGGCAAGTTCTATGAAATCGTCAAGGATATTGAGCCTGCCCCTGTGATGGGATGGTGTTAAATGAATGGTTGGGATGTTCTTATTGTTTTCTTCACTGCCTTTTATGCCTTTGCCATTGGCAGAAACATCTTCTTTTGGGCTTTTCTCTCAGCCTTTTATGGCTTTTGGATTCCCCTTCTGATGATTCTCTTCATGCCCAAGCGCAAGCCAAGCGCGGTCATCTTCCCCCAATGGTTTATGGATTGGGCAGGCCCTAAATACATCAACCGCACCATCAAGAAGATGGAAAAGGAGTTTTAGATGCCTTTCAAGGCTCTATCAATGCCCTCTTCCAAAGAGATGCGAGGCTCATAGAAGGAGAGCATCTTGCGAGTATCGCCAACCCGATATGCCACCCCAACAGGTGCGTTCGGGTTGGTTCTTATTTCAGCCAAATAACCTGCCTGCATCATCACAAGTTCTGCCAAATCAATGAAGGATGTCGCTCTGCCTGAGCAGAGATTAGAAACTTCAACCTTATTTGTGATGGCTTCAAAAGTCGCTCTGACAACATCTTCAATGTGAATGAAATCGCGCACCTGTGTTCCTTTGCCCCAAACATCAAAAGGCGCTTGCTTCTCCTTGCCTCGCTTGATAAATGATGGGAAGGGATAGTCAAGGCTTTGATCCGTGCCATAGCCTGAAAAGGGGCGAAGAATGCTAATTCCTAAGCCTTCGGCGCGAGCATAGGAGGCAAGCTTCTCGCCCGATAACTTTGCCCATCCATAGGTCATGTCGGGCGTTCTTATGTGGTCAAGGTTGATGTCCCACTCTTTCAACTTTTGCTTATATTCAGCTCTTTGCAAGAAAATCGGATAGGCAGCAGAGGATGAGAAATAAACTAAATGTCCAGGGCGAGTGCGAAGCGCCCATTGGAAGAGGTCGGCATCAATGGCAAGGTCGGCGGCAACTGCCAAAGGATTTCCTTCAATGGTGGCACGGCCACCGACAATGGCCGCAAGATGGATGACAACATCAAATTTGGTGTCATCTTTGGCAAAGAAGTCACGGACATCGCGCCCATTCTTTATGTCAATGCCGGTGATTTGATTGTTCTTGGTATCAAGATGCCTCTTAAAATTAGTGCCAACAAAGCCTTCATCGCCTGTTATCAGGATTTTCATTTCCCCCACCTGTCGCTCTCGTATTTATATTTCTCAGTGTTGGCTTCTGCCAATTGAGCATCGCGGTCAATCCTAAAGATGAAGCGGTCATTCTCATCAAGAGCTGCGCCAATGTGGGAAAGTTTA